TTATTACCATCCGTAGCGTTAGGAATTATTTTAGTCGCATCTTTTGCACCAGAAGGAGATATAGCAGCATTTGCTAAAATATAACCATCATTACTAAGCCAACTCCATTGTGATAAATCTTGTGAGTAAGTAAATAAATTCGTCCTTGCCTCTTCAATCAGGAGTCCCTTGCTGTTGCCGTAGCCGTCAGCCGAGTAGTCGAAGCGTTCTTTATGGACTGCACTGCCAGATCCAGTGGAAATGTAATCGTTGGCTGCATCACTGGAAGAGAAGCTCATCTCTATCTGAGGGTGCCAAAAGTAAAAGTCTAAACCTCCTCCAGTGTTTGAGTATATGAACATCCCTCCGCCTCCGTTGGTATGAACTTTTTGAGCATTAACAACAGTAACCGCAGGATGACTTGGGGTGATGCGTTCCCATCCATCGCCAATTTTTGAAAAATCAACATTCCAACTTCCTGCACCTGATGTTTGAGGATTACCAACTATTAGTGTGCCTGTTGCAGTTACCTTTTTGATGTAAAATGAAACAACATACGGAGCGTTGGCTTGTAGTCCTGTTACGTTTTGATAAACATCTCCTAGTCCTGCGCCAATCACACCATCAAAAAGATAGGCGGTTGTACCTCCGTCGGGATCGCTTTGTCCTGCTGTTACAGAAACAGATCCTCGTTGAGTCCAGTCATTAACAATGTCTTCAGAACTTGTAAGGATGTTGTTCGGAGCAAACTTAATGTATCCATCGGAACCAGTTTGGGTAGCATTACTAGCCCTACTGAAAGTTATATCGTCATCGAGGTAATCCTTGTCAGCAAAGTTGTAGTCTATGGCTAGAACATTCTCACCAAAAATAGGTCTAGCTACTGCTCTCGTAAGTGGTTCCGTTTGACTACTCGTCGAGGTGTTGTCTTGGTTTGATACTAGTTTTCTAGCCATGTTTATTTTTACTGAACTGGTGCGATAACGATATCGATACTGTTAGCTGATGCGTTGTTTCCTGCAATAACTACTTGAACATCGGACTGTGATGTAGTGAACACACAACCTCCTGGGCCTGTGAGAACCGCATCGTCTCCAACATCCACGTAGTTTCCTCCTACTTTTTGCTGCAAAGTAATTGTACAGCCCGAAGAAGGAATAGCTCCAGAAACTAGGAAACAATACGTACCCCCTTTGAGTTTGTTGATCTTAGGAGTAGTTGTTGAGTTTAGCACTCCGTTTCCGTTACTGTCTAAAGCACCAGAGCTAGCGATGTTTACATTTGTTATGTATGATGACATTTGATTTAGTTTATTTTTTAGTAATTAATATTGGCTCCGCTTCCTGTTGTTGGAAGGCTTACTGAAGGTCTTCTAATTGTAAGAGAGGAAGTACCCCTACGGCTGATTGTGTCTTTCCTTTTTTTCTTTTTGTCCTCTACCTCTTCTGCAACAGGCGTTGGTGGTGGTGGGGCCATAGGTGCTGGCTGATTAACCACTTGCTGTGACGGCATCTTTGGTCTGGATAAACACATCTTATTTAGTTTCTGTTATTGTTGTTTGTTAAAATATTTTCGTTTTGTTCTGCGTTTTTTGCTCGCAAATAGTTTACGATGTTACGCTGACCAAAGTAATAATCCATATCTCGTAGATCATCCTTTGGACTAAATTCTTTTGGTGGGAATATTTCGTCGAGCCTACTCACCAACTCACTCGACACAATCGGAAATGGAGCTTCCATTAATATTTCTTCTTGTTGATGCGAAGCTTGCCTCTTTTTCTCTTGGCAGTCTTCTTAGCATCTTTAAAATTCTTAGCTGTTGGTGCGCCTTTTGATCCTGGTTTTCTCATCTTTTCTCCGCTTCCTCTTTTAATTCTTTTACGTTTGGCGTGAATATTTCTGTATAAGCTCATTGTTATTATTTTATCAACATTTCCATCTACGAAGAGCCAGGGCTTTTCTAGTAGGTCTTCCTTTTGAATCCTTCATTGGCCCTTTTACTCCTGACATCCTTGCACAAAAGCTACGCTTCCTCGGCCCTCCTCCTGGTTGTGGGCGTTTAAGATTAGAACCTGTTTTACTGTTGTAGTACTTACGTCCTTTTTCGGTGAGTCCACCTTTCTTAGACTTGTGTTCTTTTCTTAATGAAACAGCTTTCCTGCCTCTTAGTTTTCGTGCCATGCGATAGATGTTTTATTTCTTCATATACAGTCATAAATTAAATATCCCTTAAATCCTTGGGTAATTTACCCTCAGTAATCCACTTGTCAGTCTGCTGTAAACACATAGCATTCCAAATAACTGCGCCTAGATGATCCTCCTTTTTACAACCATCAAGATAGTCCCAAAGATGTCTATTGATTGAATCCACATAACGACTGAGAGGCTGTCCTTTTTTCCAGTTGTCCCGTCCATACTTATAGGCTCCATCTTCAAATCGTTTTGCAACGGCTCTTAATGCAGATACAGGTATGAGCGATGGTATTCCTTTACCTTCACAAGCATCTCGAACACTTCCTGTTTCAAACTCTGATCGTTTGCCACTATCAGGCAGTGGTTTTCTTTCAATTACTTCGGCATCCATAATCTTACTTCTCCTTCTTTTTCGTTATATTCACTAATGCTTCTCAAAATATACGAGAGTCTTGCATTTAATAAAGCTTCTTCTTCGTTCTGTCCTTTTGATTCATAAGCATCCACAACAGTCCTCCAGGTGGCTCCATTCTTATCCAAAAGTTTCATTGCAGTCTTTGGGCCTATGCCAGCAGCACCAGAGAACCCATCAACAGAGTCACCAGAAAGTGTTTGAACTAGGTGATTGTAGTCGGCTTCTTCTTTTGTTGTGTAGTTGGTTTCTGCTTTTAAAAAATTAAACCACTCACAATTAAGAGTACCAAAGTCCTTGTCTCCACTGACAGCAACCATGTTCTTTTTCCCACAACACATCATGCCAATAACATCATCAGCCTCTAGGTTGTGCTTGTGGTAACCATTACGTTTCTTATAGCACCACTCCTTAACAGCCTTTATACCGAGAGGTTTTCTTTTGCCTTTCCTGTTAGCTTTGTATTCTGGAAAGATGTCATAACGAAAGTTACGACTGTCAGAGAACACCATCTGGTAATCATCGGTATCTGTTTGGGTCTGGATGTAATCAATAGTCTCATCAACAATCGACTTCATCTCGTTCATGTCTGTCTGTAATGTCCATATGTCATCATCCCATTTGATCTCTTGTTCAGATGCAAAGGCACTTCTCCAGACAACCATGTCTCCATCTATCACTGCTGTTCTTTTCTTTTTACCACTCATCAACTCATTTACTCTTTAATTTTATAAGGACTAGAACCGCTATCTTCCAAGGCATCAATATGATTAATATCTAAGATGTCATCAATCTCTGCGTACTCGAAAGCTTTTGGCAGTAAATCTCTCAACTCACCAAGGTTAAAATCTTCATCCAAAAGCGTGGCGTGTATTACTATTTCTTCTATTTTATTTTCTTCGCTCATAATTGTTTTTCTAGATTCCGCACATACCTTCACACTCAGATGTAAAATCAAACACTTGTTGTCCTTTATCTTCGTCACTATCAAAATCAACTTCATCAAGAGGTTTACATGAGCGATGTAAAAAAACTTCCATATTCATTTTATCGTACTTTAAAAACTTAGCTCGTATTTCTTTATCGAACTCAATAGCTTTTTGAAAATCTTCTGGAGCTTTATTTCTTATTTCCCTCCACTCAACATCAGAATGAAAAGGACAATAATAACAAGCTGACCTTGGAGGTATTTTAAAATCGTTATCTAACAACCATTGCTCACAATGCGAACGCCTCATTCTTAAATCAATTAAAGGCCATTCATAAACAGTAAACGGAACTCGACTTGGCTTCATTCGTTGAACTTCATCCCAAGAAATTCCAAGCCACTGAGTAACCACGGGGTTTTTTTCTCCTCTTTTTATATTAAATTTTTTTCTTAAATATTTTATAATTGGTTGAATTTTAAAGTCACTAGTACATTGCCTCCCTAAAGCTCCTGTTATTTTACCCGAAGGTAATATTCCAAAAAGAGGTATTTCTTTTGCCATATAACTTGTTCCATCTTTTTTCCTCCGTCTTTCTTGTAAACTTTTTTCAGTAAGGCTCCCTGCTGTAACAATTTCAACAGGGTACGGAAGTTCTTTAATTAGCCATTCAAGATGATCATATACATATTGAGGTTCCGCTTGAGTGTCTGCAAAAATAGCAAAGTCTGGCATAGGGCTTACAACTTTTTTTGCCGACATTAAAGCCAAAGCTGTAGACTGTACTCCTGCTCCTAAACTTAAAACGACAGGTCTATCTGAATTACTTTTGAAATTAATCATAAATCTTAGTGTGTCTCCGCCCAGTTGTTACCAATCTTAAAGTCACCATCAATCGGACACTTGATGCCAAGGGTCTTCCCTGCCTTTTCCATTGCAGCTACAAAAGTTCTTCCAAGATCCTTTGCGTGTTCCTCGTCGCATGAGAACTGAACTTCGTCGTGTACGTTTGCGTGCATCTCGTATGGGTGTTTAGCCATCAATGCAAACTCGATAAGACTCTGCTTCATTATGACAGCACCACAACTCTGTAATAGGAAATTGAGTAGTGAGTGTGTTGACCTTGATCTAATCACCCTGCCATCGATGCCTGTAAGATGCCCATGTTTTTTTGCAGACAGTTCAACATCACTTAATAGTTTCTTGAACGCTGGCATCTTAGCCATAAAGGAATTTCTTAGTCTCTTTCCTTGTAGTCTTCCTCCACCAACTGACTCACCCAACCTAGTATCACTAGCACCATATATGAGTGAGTAGATAAATGTCTTAGCCTGATCTCTTGTAGGCAACCCAGCAGCATTCTGATTAACTGTATGAATGTCACCCTCTAGGATTTCTCTAACATATTTACCAGAGTCATAAGGAAACAGGTAATGTGCAAGACACCTAAGTTCCAGTTGGGATGCATCAGATCCTACAAGAACCTTTCCTTCTGGAGCAGTGAACAACTCACGACACTCCTTTCCGTACTCCGAACGTACCGCAGGAATCTGTCCGAGGTTTGGTGAGTTGTGAGTGCATCTTCCAGTAATAGTTCCAGCAGTGTTGACTGACCCATGAATCCTTCCTTCATCTGTAACAGCATTCAACCAGGCGTGTCTTCCTTCCGCTAACATTCCAAGACGTTTCTGTAACAACAGATACTCAAGAAGTTTAAGAGATTCCTTTGTGTCTATCTTTCTAAGCACTCCCTCATTTATCTCTGGTCGCTTTCCTTCATACGCTGCTGGCTTCCATCCAGCTTCCATAAGTCTTTCAGCAATCTGATCTCGGCTTCCTGGGTTAAAGGGAATTGTTTTTGTTTTGTTTCCCATCTTCTCTGCAAGGTCACTGATGTTTTGTTTCAGACCTGCCTTCTTTAGCTGACCCTTCAACGCAACCTTAGTTTTACCAGTGTACTCGATGCCATCTACTTCAACCTTCCAACCAGTAACACTCTTCATCTTCTCTACTTTTGGAGGAAACACCTCTTGCATCTCATTCTCTATCTCCACCCGACGTACCATAAGTTCCTTTGCAAGCTCCTTGGCCTTATCTACATCAAAAGGAAACCCATTCATCTCTTGAACTCTGATAAGTTTTGCAAACTCATGTTCAAGAACAAGGGACTTGGGGGATGTACTGTGTTCCAGAAGATACTTGTAGAGTGCTAACGTTGTCCTTACATCCTGGTTGCAATATCTCTGCATCTCTGGACTAAAGTTCTCCCAGTCTTCATCTTCACCATGTGAATCCTTATGAACACCAATACGAAGACCCCAAGCTTTGAGTGAGTGAGATCCTCTTAACTTCTTAGGAAAACCTTTCTCGTATCCTCTCTTGTCATCTTCATCACCTATGTCAGGGAACAACACCTTTGCCATGAGCATCGTGTCTACAATTTTGTTAAAGCGTATCCCATACAATCGATAGAGTGCAGGAGCATCAAAGCCTATGCCATTGTGAAAGCAAACATACTCAGCTTCCTGTAGCATCTTTAAGCCTTCATCAATATTCTCTTTCATTGTATTAAACTCAAACAACTCACTTGTTGTAGGGTCTATAATTGTGAAGCAATGCAACCGATCAAGACCATCAAGTGTCTGCCAGTTCTTTATTGCGTTCGTTTCTATGTCACTGATTAGGATGTTATATTTGTAAGTCATGGTAATAATATTAAAACTCTTCTGATATTTCTGTTTCGGTTAGTCTTCCTGTTCTCTGGCAGTACTCAAGGTGACTGCAAAGTCCTGTGTCACCACTGAACCTGTTCTTCAAAACAGACATCTTTGTTATGTTTTTATCTTCACCTTGAAGATCTCTTGAAAGAGCTATGCAAATGTCAGATAACTGACTAAGGGCTTGGCTGCCCCTAAGTGCAGATAGGTTTGGCATGATTCCGTCTTCGTACCCTCGGTTCCCTTCGGGTCGCTTTAGGTGGCTAACAAGTATAAGGGCAAAGTTACATTCCTCAACAAGCGTTCGCAGTTTTGTCATGAGGACATCGATAGCTCGACGTTCATTACCAAGTTCGGACTCTGGCATTCCACTAATACAAATAGATATGTGATCAAGCACAATGTAATCAACACCAAGAGCCTTGACGAGATAACGCATATGTGAAAGTAACTGGTCAGTGTTAAGGCTACCCCAGTGGTCATAAAGAAAAAACCTTCCAGATCCCACTGTTTTCTTAAATGCTTCTCTGTACTTGTCATCAACAACAAAGTCCTCAAGATGTAATAACTTTCCTAACTCAAGTCCAAGAACACCTTGTGCTGACCTCTCTATGTTTTCTTCAAGAGCTATGTAACCTATCTTTGTTTTCTTTGTTGTAGTGAGTAGATGATGAGCAATCTGCCTACAGACTTGTGACTTTCCAACACCGCTTCCTGCACAAAATAAAGAAATTTCACCTTTGCGTAGTCCTTTTGTTTTGTCATTTAGCCCCTCAAAAGGATACGGAACTGAATCATTCTTTTTTACTGTGGATATACGTTCAAATAAATCAGCACCATCTATGATGTTCACTGGACTCCACTGCTTGGCATCAAACATCGCCCTAACAACATCTTGTGCTTTGCCTTCCATCAGTAATGCGTTAGGATCTTTTCCAGGTAACTTAGCGACATAAGCTTTTCCTGTTGGGATAATACTAACACACTCACTCACCGCCTTCTGTCCTGCTTCATCCATGTCAAACATCAGTACCACTTCATCAAACAACT